GTTAGCCTCACAAGTCATTGCACGCCATGCTGTTTGCGAACGCCAATGAACACAAGCATGTTGTGGTACCTGATCAGTACCTTGCGAGTTTGCGTGCAATCGCCGCCACCCCGCTCTTAGGAGTTTGGGTGCCGGCGCCCTGCCTCACCTATCGATTGGTGAGGCAGCAGGTGGCCTACCACCTTGTCAACGGACTGCCCGAGAGTGATCTCGGTGTGGACCCCCTTGACAGGTTGTTGGTAGGTCTTGAGGAGCGAGGGGTGGGTATCCGGAAAGGTGTGTCCCCCATTTCTCTCGACTCCAGGTTCGTCGCCACAATGACGCTTGCGCTGCGCTGCGCTCTGGGACGTCTTAGCAACACTGAGGCCAACAGACTCACAGTGCGGAGGGAGTACCTCCGTATTTGCAGGGCGCGCGTGGTTCGGTTGTGTGTGGTGGAGGGCTGCCGTGTGATGGTGGAGGACGTGTACTTCAAGGAAGAGTGCATGGACAACATCGTGACGCGGTATAGCCGGCTTCCTCGGTGGTTGGAGTGGCTTCTCTGGTTCTATGAGCCGAAGGAGAAGCTATTCCACAAGTACTGAGGGGGTCCGGTGAGGGTGCGTGGCTGCGACACACGCGTTGATCCCGTTCTTCTGGGACGGGCGCAGCGTGAGTGTGGTGGCAAGTTGTGCGCGCGCCGGAACGGACTGCCAACCAAAACCAGGGTTTACACTGTTGTCCCTGGTTTTGGTCCGAGTAACAACCTCGGAGTTTATAACAATAGTGTCAACGCCGTTGAGCGCGCGTTTGTGGAGCGTTACTTCCTCTGCAAGCACCCAGATGGGTTTAAGCCTGCGCTCCGGCCTCGAGCTGGACAATTCAGTACGAAGTGGTTTGAGAGTTTTCGCCGCGACTGCCTGAGACACATGCCCTACTTGCCCGTGCTAACGTTCGATGAAACATTGAACCTTTTCCCGGCCAACAAACGCAAGGTGTATCAGGCTGCTCTCAATAGCTATAGTACCCAGGGCCCGGTTACAGTCGTCGACTCACGACTGAAGCCGTTTGTCAAGTTCGAGAAGCAGGATGTTGCTCAGGCGCCTAGGATCATCAATCCGCGGTCGCCACGCTACAACCTGGAGGTTGCACGTTACCTCAAGCACTTTGAACACCACATGTTCAATGCCATTAACGCAGCATATGGAGCACACACGGCTTCGACAGTGATCAAGGGCATGGACGCAAATGCGTCCGCAGACTGTTTGCGCGAGAAGTGGGATCGGTTCGCCGACCCCATCGCGATTGGACTGGATGCGTCAAAATTTGACATGCATGTCTCACCCGCAGCACTCCGGTATGAGCAC